TTAATACTTGCAGATACAGTTGCAAACAAAGAAAAAGTTAAAGCAGGTGATGTTGTTGAATTACCTTTTGATGAAGGTAGATCACTTGTTGGTTATGGTAAGGCCGAAGAATATAAAGGCAAAGAAAAGAAGGAAACAAACAGAAGTGTAGGATTAGAAAAATCCGAAAAAAAGGTAAAAAAAAGAGCTAAGTAATTATGGCGATGGAGTTTGATAGAGATTTTAATGGCTATCTAGATGCCACCTTTGGGCATGGTATAAGTTTGACTTATACACCTAATGGTGGCTCAGCTTCTACAATAAACGCTATACTAAATCAGGAATATGTAGACATAGACTCAGGCGGATTACCAGTACAAGGTTTTCAACCAGTAGCGCATGTAAAGACAACAGATGTCCCAAACATAGCTTTCGGTGATGACATATCAGCACCAGCTATTAAAAATTTAGATGGGACTACCATAAAATCCGCAACCAATTATAAAGTTATTAATTTTGAAAATGACAATCTTGGCATGACACAATTACTCTTAGAGGTACAGTAATGGCAAATCATGTAAGACAACAGATCAGGGAATACTTTGGCACAACATTAACAGGCCTTACTACAACAGGCACAAATGTTTACGAATCAAGAGTTTATAATCTACAAGACAATACATTGCCAGCTCTTGTTATATATACAAAAGCAGAGGCATCTGAGCCAATAGTTTTAGGATCAGACAGAGTTATGAGCAGAGAGCTATCAGTAGTTGTTGAAGGATATTGCAAGGCGACTAGCAACTTTGATGATACTATTGATACAATATGCAAAGAAGTTGAAGAAGCGATAAGTGCAAATGTTGAGCTAGGCGGTTTGGCAAAAGATACTTTTCTTGAATCAACAGAAATTGAATATACAGGCGAAGGTGAGCAACCAGTAGGTTATGTAACACTTACCTTCTTAACTAATTATTACGTCAAGGAAAAAAATCCTGACGTAGCAGTTTAGGAGACAAACCATGAAAATGATTAGTCCAGATGGTAAAATTTCTATTGATTGTCATCCAAGTAATGTTGACAATTATTTAGGCTTGGGTTGGAAAGAAGAAGCAGCCCTTTCTTTAAAAAAAGAAAAACACAAATCTTCTTCTAAAAAGAAAAGTGAGGAATAACTATGGCAGTTATAAAAGGAAGTCAAGGCGTAATAAAAGCTGGAACAAATACTGTAGCCGAAGTTAGATCATATTCTATAGATCATAATGCAGAAGTTGTAGAAAAGACTGCAATGGGCGATAGCGCTAGGTCTTATGTATCAACTCTAACTCAGTTTACTGCATCTGTAGAAGTTTTTTATGACGATACTGATACAGCACAAACAGCTTTAGATGCAGGCAACTCTGTTACTCTTGAAGTATATCCGAACACAACAGCAGGTGGGAGTAAGTATTACTCTGGCACAGCTATTGTTACTGGTATAACAAGACAAGGATCAGCAGATGGTCTTGTAGAAGCAACTATTGCTTTACAAGGTTCAGGCGGATTGTCAACATTGACAGCTTAATAAGATGTCAGCAATAGATAACGCAAAGAAGCATTTTGATAGCCTTGAGACAAGAATCATAGAAGTCCCTGAATGGGGAGAGGATGCAGATAACCCCCTTAAGATTTACTGTAAACCTATAACCCTTTCAGAGACTTCTAAGTTTATGAGGTTAGCAAAAGATGATGATGTTCAGCTCTTAGCTTATGTTTTAATTTATAAAGCATTAGATGAGGCTGGCGAAAAGTTATTTACTATAGCTGATAAGAAAAACTTATTGGAGAGAGTAGATAGAGACGTATTAATTAGAGTATCTAGTGAGATGATGAATAACATCCCACAGGAAGATGTTAAAAAAAAGTAAAAAAAGATAAGCAGCTATATATTAAATATGCATTAGCTGAAAAATTGGGTAAGACTCTGTATGAAATAGAACAAATGACTATGGAGGAGTTTCAGGGATGGTTGGCTTATCTAGAATTGAAGGAAGAGAAAAGTGGCAGCACTAACTAAGTCAGACATACATTTTAATATATTTGGTAATGACAAGTCTAAAAAGGCTTTTAATAGCTTTAACAAAAGCACAAAACAGGCCAATGATTCGTTAAAAACACTTAGAAACACCATCATTGGTGCTTTCAGTATTAGAGAGATTGTACAAGCTGGTAACGTAATGATTGGTGTCCGTAACAGGATGCAGGCTTTTACAGGCTCAGTAGAAGAAACCTCAAAAGCAATGGATCACATGAAAAGAATTGCGATTGAGTCTAGGTCTGATTTTGACGCTGTTGCTATGTTATTTACTAGATTATCTTTAGCCACAGAACATTTAGGCGCAACACAGCTAGACGTAGCCAAAGCAACACAGATGGTTGCAAATACATTTATTATTGCTGGTTCACATGCTCAAGAGGCAAATAACTCTGCAAGACAGTTAGCACAGGGTTTGGCTTCTGGAACATTAAGAGGTGATGAGCTTAGGTCAGTTATGGAAAACAATACCATCTTGACAAAAATGTTAGCCGAAGGTCTAAACATGACTGTTGGTGAATTAAGAGAGTTTGGTCATGCTGGTAAATTAACAGCAGAAGTTGTTATGCCAATACTTATACAAGGTTTTGAAGAAACCAATGATCTGATTAAAGAAATGCCCATGACTATAGGACAAGCTGGCGTTGCTTTGCGTAATAACTTTCAATTTCTTATTGGAGACATTGAAGAACTGACAGATGGTTTTTCTGGAACTGCAAGCATCGTATCAAAGTTAGCAAATAATATGGATGTATTGTTAATACCAGCTATAGCATTGTTGGGAACTGTTGTTGTAAGCACTCTTAAAAAAATAAGATTGTTGGCTATGGCTAATCCATTTATGGCAATAACAATTGGCATAGGTATTGCATTAGCAGCAGCTTATGTATTTAGAGATGAGGTTGGTGTAATTGTAGAAAAAATAATTAACAAGTTTGAAATAGCTGGACTTAAAATAAAACTTACATTCCTAATGCTATTTAGAGCTATTGAAAGAAATTTTGTTGTACCTTTATCAAATGCTTTTCGTGGGGTACTTTCTTTTATAGTAGATGGTCTAAATGAAGGTATACAAAAAATAAACCTTTTAATAGATAAAATACCGCAAAGGATCAAAGACAAATTAGGTATACAACAATTACCAGAGTTAGGTTTGCTTGAAGGTATGACACCTAAAGAAGAAAGAGTTACAGAAGAAATAAACAAGACAGCAGCACAAATAAATAAGCTCCAAGATAAAGTCTTTGAAAAAGTTAAAAGAAGGTCTATGTTGGACGTGCTGTTAGGGCGTGATCCAAATGAAGAAGGCGATAAGGGTGGTACAGGTTTTGATGCAAGAAGCGTATTAGAAACTTTTTTTGCAGACGCAGAGAAAGGTTATAAAGACTTCTTTACATCAATCAAAACTGTGCAAGACGAGATTCAGGGAGTGTTTAAGAAATCTTATGATGGTATAACAAACCTTACTATGGACTTTCTTAAAAAAGGTAAAGCTAGTTTTAAAGATTATGCAACCTCTATAGTAGAAGAGCTAATAAGAATAGCTATGCAAAAACTTGTCATAGATAAAATGTTTGCTAGTTTTGGTAAAATATTTCCTAATCTAAATATCACAGGTACAGACATACCATCTGGTGATGGCGGTGGTTTTACAGGGTTTGGTTCAAGATCAGGTGGTGTGGACGGAAAGGGAGGCTTCCCTGCAATACTGCATCCCAATGAAACAGTCATAGATCATACAAAAGGACAAAGCATGGGTGCTACTGTAAACTTCAACATATCAACAGTAGATGCAGCAGGCTTCGATCAGTTGCTTGCACAAAGAAAGGGTTTGATTACAGCAATGATAAATCAAGCTATGAACAATCAAGGTAAGATGGGGATAGTATAATGTCAGGTCAATTTCCAACATCACCAGCTTTTAGAACTCTTAACTTTCAAGACAATAGACCAACTCTGGTAAATCAAACTCTATCTGGTAAGAAACAAGTCAGGCAAATAGGCGGTCAATATTTTTCTTTTACTGTAGCAATGCCACCTATGCAACAAGAAGATGCACAGAAAGTCTTTGCTTTCTTACAAAAACAAAAAGGTGCATTTGAAGATTTTACAATTGTTCATCCAATAGAAAACTTAGGCGCATCTAAATCAGAAACAGACATATTAGTTAATGGCTCACATACAGCAGGAGATGCTACTATAGCTCTTGATGGTTTTGCCAACAGTCAAACAGGAGCATTAAAAGCAGGCGACCTAATAAAGTTTGCGAATCATTCAAAAGTTTATATGGTGCAAGCAGATATAGATGCAAACTCATCAGGTGAATTAACTGTAGTTGTATCGCCTAATATAGTAGCTTCTCTAGCAGATAATGAAAGTGTAACTGTAAACAAACCATCATTTACAGTCTATCTTGCAAATAATGAAATTATGTATTCAACAAGTGCTGGTAATTTATTTTCTATTTCATTTGACGTTAGAGAGGTTATTACCTAATGCCTAGAAGTTTATCAGCAGGATTACAAACTGAAGTCTCATCTAAAGCAACAAAGATAGCTTTTTTAGTAGAGCTAAATCTTTCTTCTGTTATTAGGCTTACTGACTGGTATTCAAATGTTGTATATGACTCTAATACTTATGAAGCTGGCGGATCATTTTTGTCTGTTGATACAGTTACAGAAACAGGTAAGTTACAAGTAGATGAGATTACACTAGGTTTTTCAAACATAACAGATCAAGTTAGATCATTAGTACAATCTGGTGCTTTTACTGACAAAGAAGTAGAAATACACATTGGCTACTTTGATGACAATGAAACTTTTGTTGGCGCTATAAGTTATTTTACAGGGCAAATAAGAAATGTTGCGATAGATGAAAATATAGAAAACTCAGTCCTTAATATGACAGTAGCCTCTCATTGGGCTAATTGGAATCTAACCAAAGGTAGGCATTTTAGCGAAGAGAGTCAGCAAGACTTTAGTTCAGGAGACAAAGGTTTAGAGTTTGCTACTCAAACAAAAGAAGATGTAAGGTGGGGTAGCTAATGAGTTTTTGGGCAACAGTAGGTAATTTTTTTAAAGATGTAGGTAAGGCTATAGCGACAGCTTGGGAGAAGGCAGAGCTGTTAGGTAAAATCAACATGGTTTTATCAGCAGCTACATTAGCTGTTGGTGTTAAAGGTTTCTTACAAGCTAGAAATATGTTGGCTAAAGGTCAAGATATTATGGCCAACAAAGTTGCAGCAGGTGGCAAGATACCAGTCATCTATGGAACTAGGAGAGTTGGTGCGCAAATAGTTTACATGGATACATCACAAAACAGGTCAAAAGATTTGTTTGTAGTGTATGCATTATGTGTTGGTGAAGTTGAGCAAATTTTAGGCAACACCATAGAGCTTGATGGTAATGCAATTACAGATAAGGTCAGATTTAGAGATGGTTGGTATTTAGGCTCTGATAAAATTAATTCTGGCGCTGGTTCGCTTTGTACCTCAGATCAGGTTGGTAGTGGTACAAGTGCTAGCACACAAAGAGCTGGTCAAAGTGGTACTGATCCAACAAAAAAATATAGAGCTGTATTTAATCTGCATCATGGAGCAGCTTCACAAACTGCTGATCCAATGCTTAGAGCTTCTATTGGTAGTCAATGGACTACTGCGCATAGATTAGATGGCATTGCTTATATTGCAGCATCATTTGAATATGATACTAAAGGCATGTGGAAGGGAGTACCACAGCTTACAGTACAGGTAAAAGGTAGAAAAGTATTTGATCCCAGAACAAGCACAACAGCTTACTCTGATAATGCTGCTTTATGTTTTTTGGATTTCATAAGGAATAATGAATACGGCAAGGGCATACCAGATGCAAAAATAAATATGACAACATTTAGTGCTGCTGCTAATTTAGCGGACACACAATTGAATGTGCCTTACTACAATGGCAATTTTCAAAATGTAACTTATAGTGCAAGATCAGGCGATAGCTTTATAACAATAACCGACAATGAGGATTGGTGGCAAAATAAAGTTGATCAGAGAATCACACTTAAAGATAGTGATGGTACAACAATTATTGACGACAAAAGTATTGATGCTGTAACAAGATATAAATACTTTGGAGAAACTACACAGGACAGCAGGGTTTATTTTGATGGCGTTGTGCCTGCAAGAGATACTACAGCAGATGGCGGTGTAACATTATCTGCTACCAATGGCGATGCCACAATAACTGTTACAGATAATAGTCATGGAGCAGTTGCCAACGATGAGGTGTTACTAACTGGAGCAGTATCTTTAGGCGGCAATATAACAGCAGCAGTAATAAATCAGGTCTATACCATAGCCACAGTAATCAACGCAAATAGTTACACTATAGAAGCTGAGGATTTAAGTGGAACAACAGTTCTAGCTAACTCTTCTGATACAGGTAATGGTGGTAATGCAGTTGGTGCTAAATATCAATATAAGAATGATGATGGAACTATTAGAGGTAAGTCAAAAAGGTTTACTTGTAATGGTTATATAGATACAAACAAAAACGTAATGGATAACGCAAAAGAATTGCTTGCCAATATGCGTGGTATCTTTACATATTTTGATGGTAAGTATGAGCTTAAGATAGAAGATACTGGCTCTGCTTCATTTAACATTACTGATGCGCACATTATTGAAGACAATGGTATCTCTGTTGATTATGGCAATAAAGATGCAAAAGCAAATAAGGTTATCGTAGAGTTTTTTAATGCTAACAAAAGATATGAACTAGATACAGCAACAGCATTTCATAATGCTAGTCCACAATATTTTTCTGACGATGGTGATGAAATACTTGAAATAAAAGCTGAGTTTCCTTATGTAACAAGTCCATATATTGCTTATAACATGGCAAAGACCATTCTTACCAGAAGCAGAAATCAAACTAAAGTTTCTTTCTTAGGTACAGCAGAAATGTACAAACTCAACATCGGAGATATTGTTGATTTGACTTATGCTGGCTTAGGCTTTAGTTCTAAAGTATTTATTGTAGAAGCTCTTGAGCTTCAACCTAATGGCCTTGTTGGTGTTTCATTATTAGAATACTTTGATGTTTACACTTGGGAAGTGCCACCGCAAGAGCCAACAGAGCCCTTGCAAAACACACCATCTGCTTATGCAGTTTCACCGCCAGATAATGTTGCATTTACTGATACTAATGCAAGTCCTACTGGTAGGCCTAGAATTACATGGGACGCACCAACAGACTATCCTGATTATGAATTTAGAGTTGCGATTTCTGATAGTGGTGGCAATGCTCTACAAAATAGTTTAGTAGAAACAAATTTTGTTGATCTAAATTTTATACCTGTAGGTTCTAACTATGTTGCATCTGTAACATCTATAAACTCAACAGGATCAGAGTCTAATGCAACAACATTAACTTTTAGCGTTGCCAATGCACCCATTAAGGCTGTAGACATACAAGCTAATCAGATAGATGCTAATTTAATTAATGTTACTAATCTATCTGCAATATCAGCAGACTTAGGATCAATTACAGCAGGAAGCATAGATATAGGATCAGGAGCTTTCACAGTTAGTTCTTCTGGTGTTATGACTGCAACAGGAGCAACAGTATCAGGTGCAATTACATCATCCTCTGGAACTATTGGTGGCTTTACCTTAGGAGCTGATTCATTGATTGCAGGTACAGGAGCAACTAGAGTTTCTTTAAGTACAGCAGATGGTATACATTTAGGTAACAATACATTTAGTTCAGCACCTTTCCATGTTACAAGAGCAGGTCTTTTAACAGCAGAAAATGCAACCATTTCTGGAACTGTAAAAACTGGTCAAGAAATAAATGTCGGAGCAGGGACAAGAACTGTAAATATTTCTGGTAGTACTGGTTCACAGACAATCTTAACAGCAGGGAGTGCTACCCTTACCGATGCACCATTTAGAGTTCTTTCAGATGGTACTGTTGAACTTTCAAAGGTTAATATATTTACAACAGATGGTGGTCAGGTCTTTGATTCTGTAACAGGTTTTACAGGATTAGGTGTAACTAATATTGCACAAGGATTAGGAACATCTACAAGCGATTACACAAGAGTTTTGACAAGCACGGATGTTCAAAAAATTACGCTTACCAATTCTGATACAAGTACCAGTCAAGATCACACCATAGTTGTCAAAGCACGATTCAATGGTGTTTTAAAAGGTTATACATCTAGCGGTGCTATAGAAACAGCTATTGCGGAAATACCAAACAAAATACAAATGAAGTTGATGCAATCAACGGAGAACTCACAAAGTAGTGGTACACAAACAGAACTTGCAGCTTTGGGAACTTCCTTTAGTTCTGGAGCTTCAAGAGTAACATCTATAACAAATGCCAATACACAGTTTTTAATACAAACATTTAGAGAAAGTGATAACTTCTTTACCACCAATGAAGCATTTACAGTTTCAGGTCAAGGTCTAATCAATTCATCTGGATTGTTTGAAATCTCTAGTGGTGATATTACTTTAACTGTTCCTTCAGGTTCTTCTTCTAAAGACTTTTTCTTTTATATAGTTATAGATGGAGCAGTTGATAGCAGTAATGCTACAGCAACAGCAGTATTAGCCAGACCAAGCACTATTAATATAACAGGAGAAAGTTTTTTTGTTGATTCAACCACAGGAGCAGGTACAGACACAAATGTTGGAGACATAACAGCAGTTGTTGCAGGCACTAATCTTAATGGTGGTGGCACAACTGGAAGTGTTACGCTTAATTTAGATTCAACTATTACAGGCAATCATACGTTTTCTAACAATCTCATAGTCGGTGGTGATCTTACAGTACAAGGCACAACCACAACGATTGATACTACTAACTTAGATGTAAAAGATAAAAACATAACTCTAAACTTTGCAACAGGCGATTCTTCTGCAAATGCAAACGGAGCAGGTATAACTATTCAAGATGCAGTTAGTGCAGGTAATGATGCAACGATTCTATGGGATAACACAAATGATGAGTTTGATTTTTCACATGGTATTACTTTGCCAGATAATAAGGCATTGAAACTTGGTGCAAACGCAGATTTAGAAATTTTTAGTAATGGCAGTTCAAGTTTTATTAGAGAAGTTGGTTCTGGTAATTTAGAAATTAGGGCTACTGATATATTTCTGAAATCAGCAGATAACACAAAAGCATTAGCGACTTTTGATGCTGACGGAGCTTCTTCAATTTCACATAACGGAAGTGCAAAACTTACCACAACAAGTTCAGGGGTAGACGTTACAGGAACACTTACAGCAACTACACTAGCAGGAACTTTATCAACAGCAGCACAACCAAATATTACAAGTCTTGGAACGCTATCAACCCTTACAGTAGATGATATAACAATTAATGGTTCTGCTATTTCTGATAGTGGTAATTTAACTGTTGATGTTGGTGGTGGAATTACTTTTGATGCAGATGGTGGACAAGTAGATTTCAAAGATAATGGAACACTCAAAGCACTTATTGATTTCACAGGCAATAATGTAGAAATACAATCAAGAGTTACAGATGGAGACTTACTATTTAGAGGACAAGATGGCTCTTCATTTATTACTGCTCTTACCCTTGATATGTCAAATGCAGGTAGAGCAAACTTCAATGAAAATGTTATTGTTGGTGGTAATTTAGAAGTTAATGGTGCAGATATAACCATTACCTCAAATATAATTCATGCAGGAGATACAAATACATTTTTTGGATTTAATGATGCAGATACATTTAGGATTACAACAGGTGGTTCTGAGGCATTTAGAGTAGATTCATCTCAACGAGTTGGTATTGGAACTACAAGTCCTAGTAATAATTTATCTATAGCAGGTTCTGCAAATACAGGTATGAATATACAAGCAGGTACTTCACATGTAGCTTTTTTAGATTTTGGTGATAGTGGTGATACTAATTTTGGTGGTATTAATTATAACAATGCCGATGACACTTTAAATTTAAGAGCAGGAAACACCAATAGATTAACTATTAATTCTTCAGGACGTGTTGGTATCGGAACTTCAAGTCCACAAGCACATTTAGATATAAACACAGAAACAGCAGAAGCAACTACTGTTATTTTAAATGGTGAAGTCAATCAAGATAAAATTCTCAAATTTAGACACTACGGAAATAGTGAAGCAGCAGGAGACGGATTTGCAGGATTTATTGGTTCTGTTGTAGATAATGTGCTTACACTTGGACATTACAATTCTTCTAATACTGAAGTTCAGGCTTTACATATTAATGAGTCTGGAAATGTTGGTATCGGAACTACAAGTCCTGCAACAACTTTAACTGTAGAAGGTTCTGGAGCAAATGGTATTGAGTTAAACAGAAATGGAGCAGATGCTTCGCAAAGTGCAAGATTATTTTTTGATAGTTCTACAAGTGGTTTTGCTGCGATGAATGTTGCAGGTGCTTTAACTTTCAACTCTGGTGCAACAGCAGGTTCTTCAAGTGGTACAGAGAAATTTCGTATTGCATCAGATGGTAAAGCAACATTTAATAGTGTAATTACGATACCTGCAACTGTTCCATCATCTAAAGGTGGCAAAGCATTAAGATTTCCTTCTGATGCAGATACGTCTGGGACTACTGAGTTAGAGTTCTTTACACCCTTATCTTCACCTGCATCTACGCTATCTGTAAGTAACACCTTAACAGCAGGTGCAATAGATATACCTTCTAATGGCACAAACGATACTAGAATAGAAATAGGAACAAGCCCTCTTGCTAATCATAATGCGTATGTTGATCTTGTAGGCGATACTACTTATACCGATTATGGTTTACGCTTAATAAGATTTGATGGTGGTGCAAATACAGCTTCAAAATTAATTCATAGAGGAACAAATAGCCTATTTATAGAAGCACAGGATGCAGGAAGTGTCATTCTTAAAACCAATGGTGCTGATGCTTTAAAAGTAGATTCATCACAACGAGTTGGTATAGGAACTCAAAGTCCTACTGATAAAGTGCAACTTTTAGATAGTGGAAGTTTAGCTCTTAGAGTTGAATCAACTGGAACAACAAATC